AATTTATTGAAATATTTGTATCTGGACGTTTCCAGAAATCCTCACCCCACTCTTTCTTTGCAAAGTATGTGAAATATAATAGGAATTCACTTGTTGCAACCGCACCAGCAAATTGTGATGCTGTAGCAAATATTAAATTGATATACATACCGCAGAACGAGTCAATATTTTTCGGTGCTGCTGACAACCCACCAAGCATCCTAATACCATTTGTTAAGAATGGATACATTGTAATACTACAGCAATAAGGTGAAATGGCACCAGCGAAAGATGATTCATCATGCTTGTATATGATGTGTGACGTTAAGTCTTTAATGTAATTTTTAGCCCTAAATGTTGGATACAATTCTTTTAATTTATCCATCACCATTCCACGACTGATCTCAATATTATCAGATTTATGTATTTCAGCATTTAATATGCCAATGTTTTTGGATGATACATTTGAATTATCATCAACAGTGGCATTTGCTGTGTTATCTGATGCTTTGTATCTTTCAATGAACTTTTTCTTTTCTGAAACAAAGTCTTTAATTCTATTTTTCTTCTCTTTTGCTGTCAGATAAGCAATTAGTAATTCTTCGTTTCGCTCAGAAAATCGTTCCTGTAATTGTTTTCGAATAGAAGAACACATTATACCATCGTATATATACAAACTATCAACAATTTCCTTGACACAATCTTCATCACAGGCAATACCTGCGCTCTTAAATGTCTTCTTTACGATGTTTGATAGTTTTTTTCTGTCGAACTCCTCATAACTTCCATCACTTTTTCTTACTACCATAAAATTCTATATTATTATTTACTCTTATTATTCTCCAATAAATATATCTAACTAATCTAATTAAGTATAAAAAATGGATTACAAAATTTCACTTTTTTTGTAATCCATTGATATTACGGGGCTTTGCAATAAAATTATTTTCTATAAAGTTTTTTTGCCTCATTTTTCATGTTTTCTTTACGTTCAGCCTCTTTTTCCTCGGCATATTCGTTGTATGCTATGACGCTATCAAAGTTGATTACATTGTCACAACTAATTGTACAAGTACCGTTATCGAATATAACACCATTCAATACTACGCCAGCGCCACCACTACGATTTTTCAATACTGCTATAGTTGCACGTTTATTTTTAATGTCATCAGTACTACGTGCCACACTTAACACTACTTGTGCAATTTGGTTTTTTCTGATTGAACCACCAACTTCAGCATTTGTTACAATCTCAGCTTTGATACTATCTCTGTTACCCTGTGTAGGTATCCAAATTGCAACATCTAACTCACCAGCCATAGTTTCAAACTTACGCATAGTTCTACCCTCTTTTTCAGTAATATCAGCCTTTGCAGAACCGTACTCAGGCTCAATACATTCAAAATAGTCAATAATTACCAAATCTGGTTTGAAACCCTCGTTTATTTTTTTTCTGATTATTTCTTTTATATCAGATGCTTTTACTTCACCAGTATCAAGTTTCTTAACAATTATGTTGTTGTTTATTAATTCCCTATCTTCGTGGTTACTCAATATACCCTTAACATAATCAACTGTTACTTCATCTTTGTTTAAGTCTTTAGCCTCTACTTGTGACAGTTTTGCTATGTATTTTCTGTGCATGTCACGAGGTTTGTCCTCGAACACAATTTGCAATACTTTATAACCTTCGTAATTATTTTTTTCACAACGATATACAGCGGCATTTCCAGCAATACATGTTGTCATTGACGTTTTACCTGCTCCCATAGGGCAAATAATAAGTCCAACTTTACCCTTGTCAAGTCCACCGCCTAAAATTTCATCCAATCGATCGATGCCAGTTGGTATTGTTGTCACATTCAGAGTTGATAAATCCTCATCTACACTATCAAACGGATGTGACTCGTTATTGCTTTTTCTACCTATTGCCATTGCTTCTTCCAAAATGCGTTGACATTCATCATATTTGGATAAATCGCCATCACCAGCAATATCTTTTAACTTATTAGCAACTTTAATCAAGTTCTGTTGTTTAAAGAACTTTTCCGCCATTTCCTCAATTTCCTCGTGCCCCTCTGTCGTTGTGTGCTTTAATTTTTCGATAGTTTCTACATAAAATTGACGTTCATCATCGTTTTGTATTTTCTCATTTAGTTTTATCATTAACATTTCATAACTAATCATTGAACTATACTTATTGTAATAGTCTTTGATAGTTGCTACAATTCCACGTAAATGGGAATCTGTAAACATGTTCTGATCGATAATACTGTTTAAATCACCGAAGAAACCAGGTTCAACAAAGAAAGCACTAATCAAACGGTACTGGAACTCCAGCCCTAAATAACCTAAATCTCCTCTTTTTGAATCTCTCATCTAATTAAATTTTTTTTTTCACTAAATTTTATTATTTTTTGAATAAAAAGCTCGGCTCGAAAGCCGAGCAATTCATTCGTTACTCTTGTTTACCTCTATTACTTCTAGGTAAGTTGAAGATTCTATGACTTTGAACATTCTTGTATTTCTTATCGCCATAAGAAAGATTAGTAGTGAACGTGCCATCATCTGAACAGGTTAGACAGAATTCTCTAACAATAATAGGAATTAAATCCTTATGTTGTTCATTCATAATATCAACCATAGCAGCCTCAAATGGTGAAAATTTGTCACCAGTTTTGTATTTGTTCTTCGAATTGGATAAATCTATGTTCGTGCGAATGAAACGAGGATAAACATTTCCATCCCAAACGGTTGAACAAATCTCAACATCATTAACCAAAAAAGCGAGTTTTAAGGTACATGGAGTGTCATATGCATTGCGCAATGTTTCTGGAAGATACTCGTTTCTATCGAAATATTTATTGTATGGTTCCATTTCACTGCCATTCCAGAAGAAAGTTTTATCTTCATTCTCCAAAATAACATAACTGCATGGCTCTATCGTGAACGTATATTTTCTCTCGAAAATAGTGTCATCACCAAGTTCTTTAGCAATCTCCTCTAAACTTATGTTTCTATGTGCATTCCACCATTCCCATTCACGCATTTGTGCTTCATCCTTGAAAATTTGTGGAGCAGTATACTCATAATACAAGTTGCTCTTACTTCTTAAATCTTCTTTGATTAACTTAGCGCAGTAACGCAGTGTGTCTGTTAATTCTTTAGACTCTAACGATGCGTCTCTAAACCCGTTAATCTTAAAATAACGCTGACAGACAATATTATCGTTAATTCTTAACTCAAACGAGTACGGATACTTTTCGAATTGTCCATCTTGTTTTACTGTTTTTTCTTCCATTAGTTTTTTAAAATTTAAAAGTTAAACATTCAGTTTGCTCAAATCAAATATACAATTTTACCAGTTAACTTTGAGTTTCAATCGCATAAAATTGTTTTTCTTTTTCCTCAATTCTTTTAAAAGGTGCAAAAAACGTAGCAAATCGCGTATCACCGTTAAGTTCTGTCAAATCATTGTCGTAAATGATACCTAATAGATTTTTCACATTTCGATCAGTAACGTCAAGTGGTACGTTCATCATATTATCCATTTCATCCTTAGCCTCATCAGTGAGTAAAGGATTATTCAAATCAATGATTAGTTTATTTATTTCATAAAAATCACCATCATATCTTTTGTTAGATATACCATTTATAATATTCTCGTGCAACACATATGGTTTCTTTTTAATACTTATACGCTCATCAATAAGTTTTTGGGCGCGCGCTTTAACCTCGTCGATAGTTACCTTTCTGGTTTTAGCTTCTGGCATAAGATTAAAAAAACCTTCTTCTGATAACCCCTTTATGTTACCAATATTATCGCTTGTATCACCACAAAAAATTTTTTTAACTAATACATTTTCATTAGTATATCCGAAATACTGTTTAAATGTCTTGTTTGAAAGATATATTTTCTTTACTTGGTTATAAACCATAACATCATCACTCAACAATTGGCATAAATCTAAATCGGATGAAATGATTAGTATTTTCTCATTTGGTTTTTTGTTTTTACAATAAAATGCTATCAAGTCATCTCCTTCTACAACCGTATCCATGTGCCAGCGAATACACAATTCATTAAACATAAGACAAAGAATATCACGTTCCCTGTTAAAGTTTGCATCAACGAACTTCTCCCAATCACTTTTAATCTTGTCAGGTTTAATTTCACCGTTTTTATTCTTTTTATTGAATATATGATTACGTAGTTGTTTCAAATTTTCGTTATACTGTTTCATGTAATCTGACACACCGTAATCTTCGTAATGTTTATCTCTGTTTGCTTTATAATCGTGGTATAGATTGTAACGCATAACACCAGAATATTCATCATCAAAAGTTACTACAATCTTATCAAACTGTCGTCTAGTTAATTGTATTCTAAGTTGTAAAAGAAATTGAAATATTGCACCATAATGCACACCATCAGAATTCACTTTATCATCAGCGAATGAAGAAAATAATAAAGAGTTACCATCCACCAACATAGTCAACGTTGGTGGCTCTTTTATTAAACTTCCATGTACTTCCTTTATTGTTTTTCTTACTGGTTGCATATCTTATGTTAAATATATGAAAAAAAATGTAATTACAAAAAAGCGGAGGAGGATATTTCCCCCGCTTTTAATTATTCTACCACCATAGGTGTTGTATCCAATTGTCCAACCTCATCGAACTCAATGTCATCAGCACTAACTTGAATATTTTCACCGTTGAGTGATTTCATTTTTGCTTCAATAAGTTTTGGAATTTCAGTCTTTTTGTATTTGTCCAATTCATCCTCACTGATAATACCATTATGTACACAACACATTGTGCCACTATAAGTAATATTGTAAGGTGTTGGTAATTGGTTTTTACAAACGGTTATTTTTGTAACAGTACCATATTGATATTCCTCACCATGATATGTTGCTTTCAACTTCTTGACACCAGCCTTAGCAACACCGCCAACGTGAATTTGTAAACGAATACCAAATTGGAATGCCTCACCACCAGTATTAGCAATTGCTACCGCACCACCAACTGAATTAGCTGTATCTTTCCAAATCTTATTGATTACAAGCATTGTATTGCTATATGGCGTACCAACTTCCTTAGTTGTTGATATTCTCGCAAAGATTGGTTTGAATGTAGTATTGATTGCATTAGCATCAAACATATTATTACCAACCTTTGATGTATAAGACTTCCAAGATTGTACTGATCCAACAGAGTCCCAAACGAAAAGTAACGGCATTGGGAGTTCACCTTCATCTTGCTTCTCCAACATAGTGTTTATGATGTAGCCTAAATCCTCAATAACAGGTACTTTTCTTTGTTTGCTGCCCTCTTTACCAGTTGAGTAATCCATTTTACCACAGAACTCACAAATCTTCTTAGGAGTGAAAAGAATGTAGTTTCCTTCCCAGTCTACAATACCATGTGTTTTCTCTCCTGTTTCCTCATCAATTATATCACCGTATACTGGTTTAATATCCATACCACAATCTCTCGCGTATTGGAAATCGAAGTTTGCTTCTGTTTCAAATATAACTGGTAAAATACCTTGTCTCATTGCACTTGCAATAGCAAGGTTCTTTAGTGTTGATTTACCTGTGTCCGACCATCCACGAATCATTGTTGTTCTTGACATAGGTATACCAGGAAGTTTAATTGCATCCTGATAAGCCTTTGGCATAATAATCCATTGGTCGTCCATATTCTTATCTGCTGTTTTCTTGGTTTCCTTACCTAAAAAATTAGACTTGAAATCCTGAACGCTAAAACTTTTAACTTCTTTCTTTTTTAATGGTTGTTTTCCTGCCATAATTATTCTAAATTTTATTTATTATTATTAATCGTGTCCATAATAACCGAAAGCAACTATATTATCACCATTTTTAGTCGTGTAGCTTTCTTCATAACTTTCAAAATAATACACATTATGTTCGAGCCACTCTTGGTATGTGACATACATACAATAATATTCAATATCTTCTTCATCGAATGTATCTTCAAGGCTTTTTGTTTCTCTGTATTTATCCTTTAGTTTTTCTAACTCATCTTCTTCATATTCTGAATCTAGACCATAATCATTGATGAGTATCTCTAAATTTTTTTCAATTGCCTTATCAGTGTCTAAAAACTCATTTTTATCCTCACAAAATAGAACTTCATTCTTCTTCCACGCTTCATATATCTCTTTTTCTGTAATCGTGATTGAATGTGTTGAACTACTGTTGGTTTCAAATACACATTGCCTAATTTGAAATTTACTCATAATTATTAAATTTTATTATTAGTTGTTATTATTCTGAAATTTTTTCATTAAATTCTTTAATTACTTCCACAAATGCTTTTGGGTATTGGAATGATTTTTCAATTGTATCCTCAAACAAATCATCACAATCTCCATAATATGCTTCTGCAATTGCGCCAGCCATATCAGCCATTGTATCTGTATCACCGCCAAGACTAATTGCCAATTGAATTGCTTCAAGTGTTGATTTAGCCTCTAGGAAGCATATGATTGATTCTGGTACTGATTGTTGACAATCAACGTGGAATATATAATCCGGACGTATCATGTCAGTTGTTCTACTCAAATCATATCCGAATTTCTTTTCGATATATGCCTTAATTTCTTCTTTTGTACTTCCAGTTCTAGCCAAGAAAATACACATTGCAATTGCTTGCGCACCCTTAACACCTTCTGGGTGATTGTGGGTAATGTCGGCAGACATCTTAGCATACTTCAAAACATCTTCCTCATTATCAAAGAACCATGCAACTGGTGATACTCTCATCGCACTGCCGTTACCATAACTCTCATATGGTTGATAGTTAGTTGAACCGTGTAACCAATCGTTAAAGTTTCGTCCATATCCAGCAGCCCAGTGTTCCGTACCCAAATCAACTACATGTTGTACTAATCTCTCACTTGTTAACTCGCCACCAAGCAACCACTTCATAACTGCAATTGTCATTACAGTGTCATCTGTATAGTGAGATGCTAAAGAGAACGGGATATAGTTCATAACTTTTCTATACTCTTTTTGTACAAACTCCATTGGTTGTCCAATAACATCACCACATGTAAAGCCTACACATTTCCATTTACTACCAGTAATGGTTTTCATAAGTGATGCGTGTGTTAACTGCTCATCATCTTCACCGAGAATATATGGAAGTGCACTAGCCATTGAAATATAAAAACAAAGGCTTTTTATTGTGTCTTCACTATAATCCTTACTACCACACATTTTATTGATTTTCATTTGAATATCATCAGTGAAGTTTGATAATTGTTCCTTCAATATATCACAACCTTCACCTGAACCTTTCAAATATTCATCAATTGCAGTTGCAACATTTTGCATCTGCTTATCAGTTGCTTTGATAGCAACCCAATATTTCTCAGGGCAAAACAAATATCTACAAATTTTTGTTCTCCCATGTTTGAATGTTTTTGTTAAATATTCGCTAATCATATTACAATTCAGGTGTTTCTAAAACTTTTTGTTCTTTCCTGTCATAGTAAAATACTGAGATATGACAAAACTGGCAGTAATCACCATCAAATTCTTCATAAACAATAGGTGAATTTTTGATTATAATCCTCCAAAGTTTATTCATCTGTTTATATGTACCAATTGACATATCATCATATTCTTGCGGGATATTTTTATCATTAAAATATTTAGTATCCAACGCATCAAATAATTCTTCTTCATCATTTGTATTATAACAATCTTCATGATATTGATATGATATTCCGACTGGTATCATGTCAACTTGTGGACATAAATCTAATAATTCCTTAACAGCAGCATTAAACTTATCTTCACGTACTTTACTTTGTTTCTTTTCGTCTTTTTCTTTTCTTTTCGTTAGTTTGCTAAAAATTTTCTTCATCATTTCAAGGGAACAACCCTCGAATTGATTGTAAATCAAGTCTTCATCTATTTCTTTCATATTCGTGTCAAAATTTTATAGTTAAATTATTTGTTTGTTTAGGCTCTGTTAATTACATTACCTGTTTCTTTTTCATATTCTGCTGTTAATTGCTCAGCAGACTCGTCCAATTCCTTATTGAACAAAGTGCTCTTTGTTAAAGTATCAACATTAGCCATACATCTGTAACTTTTAACACCATGAGTAATTATATCATAGTTTGCTGCATAGTTGCTTCTCGTATTATATGATGTTGTGCAACCACTAATACCGCCAACAATACTGTTTGCATATGTGCTATCAGTTACATCAGTACCCATGTAAATAAACGACCAGTTATATTTTTCGGTTTGATGTTTAATTTTATCACGTACTTGTTCAATTGTATATTCACGACTTGCGTTTTCATATCCATCAGTCATAATTACAATCAAATTCTTCTCTGGGCGTTCACTCTCGTCCTTATCGGCAAGCCATTTACCAATTTCATCAATAGCAGTACCAATACCATCATTCATAGCAGTACAACCACCAGGAGAATAAACCAACTTATCTTCATCAATCTCATTTACATCTTTACCTAAGTAGATTTGGCTTACTTTATCACTGAATTTATATAATGATACAATACAGCCACCGTCTTTAACTGCCTTTTGTTCTGTGATTACCTTTTTGAAACCACCAACAACATCACTTGTGCTATTGTACATAGAACCACTCTCGTCTATTACAAAACATACATGTACTAATCCGTCTTTCATAATAAAATTCCTATTTTAAGTTATCTAATTTATTTTTAGCATTATTTACAATATTCTCTAACTGTTTCTCAATTTCTATTGTTTTCTTTTTCGTTGTTAACTTCGGTGTTAAAATTTTTACTTCTGTATCGTCAACCCTCGTTGGAAACATATATGTGATTAAATTTGTACCCTCGCCACTAGATTTAAAAAACTCTCCAAACTGTTCAATAAATTCAGGCACATCAGCATCATCCATTCCACCAACGTTAATTTTACATGTTAGAATGATAACATCTTTTGGCTCTACTTCTATTGCTTTTTTCACGTCAATTCCCATTTAAAATTATTTAACTTATTTTTCTTTTGACACACATCATTTTTTCTTGTGTTTGTTTCTACAATTTTATCAAATTCTTTCTTTATATACGTATCCAAATCACTCACCACACTATCCTCAAATCGCATATGGGTTGATGAAAATAACATACCAGCATACACATAACGCTTACCATCTTCGCGAATACCAGTCAAATCCAGAAAATTTTTATCTAGATGTTTCCTTACGAATTCACATTTTTCAGCGTCCGACATTTTTTTTATATCTGACTTCTTCATATGCTATTTATTTTTCGTCTTTTCTTTATAACATTTTCTACACATAGCAAGATACTTATCTTCACCACCAACTTCAATTTGTTTACCTTTTGTTACAACATTACCGTTAGCATCTACTCTAGCATTGAACATATTTTTCTCACCACATTCACATGTAGATTCAATTTCCTTGAAATTATCGGCAATTTCAAATAGTCGCTTTGAGCCAGTGAATAAATGTGTTTTAAAATCACTTCTTAATCCATAACAAATAACATCTATGTCTAGGAAGTCAACCACATCAGACAACTGATCAACTTGTTTTGCTGTTAAAAATTGTGCCTCATCAACTAAAACATATTTTAATTTACCCCTGTTTGTTAGTTCGGTTGATACAATTTTGAATAAATTTTCACTTGGTTTAACCGTGATGCATTCTTTATCACCCAATGGACGACTATGTACTACATTACTACCATCTCTCGTGTCTATTGTACTCTTTACAATAAGAAACGGTACTTTTCGTTCTTCAAAGTTGTGTGCCTTCAATTGTAATTGCGCACTCTTGCCGCAATTCATGCACCCATATAGAAATTGTAACTTTTTATTGCTCATATTTTTTTGTTGTTATTGTATGACGTAATGGGATGGATAATTTTCATATCCACCCCAAATATACATCAATTTTTTTTTAAAATGGTAAATCACCGTCAACATCCTGTTTCACAACATCCATTTGTTTTGCGGCTGATGCACTCTCCTTAATGTCGTTAGTAACCTCTAATTCCTCTTCAGTTACTTTTTTATTTTGAGAATCCTTATCAATCCACTCAACCCATTTATTCTCTTTCTTGTCGAAGTATGGAATACCACCTTTACTAACAATATCGAGATATTCATAAGGTTTTACTGTAAACACATCACTCCATAACTTAGGGTCGTTTACCCATTGTTCAATAGTTTCCTCGGTTTTAGCAAGCGGTTTGCTTGAACCATAATCAGCAATATCAATAGTTACCTTGTCAGTTAACTCGCCGTTCTTGTTACGTACAGCATTGATAGTAAGTTTCAAATCCTTACCAGTGTAAATATCAAGAATGTTTGCTGGCTCGAAACCATCCTCTGCTATAATCCTGTTTTGCTCATCTTGTGGCTTTCTGAAGAAATCTTCCCCATAGTTTTCTTCAATTGACTCGTTTTTACGAGTTTTGAATAATTTGATGATACTATGCATAGGATCCTTCTCATCACTTCTTAAACCGAATTTCCAGAATTTAGGACCATCTTCCTCATGTCCACGCTCAATACAACGAATAATCGCATATTCGTTTGCTGCGTTTTCATTTGCCAATTGACGCCACTTTTCTTTCTCATCTTTATCTGTTACTTCTTTGTACTTATCCCAAGCACCTTGATTGATTTCACAGAATGGGCATTTTTTACCATAACGCTCAACGTCAATATCATTTGTTTTCTTCAAACAAATATAATTCTTAAAACCGTTTTTGGAGATTTTCTTGTTCACCTTCACATAGTGCATGTGAATGACTTGGAATGCTGAATCACTATTACTGTCGATTGGAAGAATACGAATTTTAATCTCTTTTGACAATTCACCTTTCGCAGTGTCTAGTTTTACATTAAGATAATTCTTTTCGTTGAATTTGTTTACAACAGTTTGTTCTTGTTGTTGTTCTTTTTCTTTACCAAAAGTCTCAATAGACTCTGGGTTAATGTTTTTCTTTTCCATTACACATAAATTTTTCTAATTTAAAGTTATTTTTTCGTTAAAATTGAAATTTATATTTACTATTCTATAGTAAATATACATTTTTTTTCTTAAAATTCAATAGATATTTGCGCAAATTTTTTCTATTCATATATAAATACAAATAAAACATTCAAAAAAGACAATAAATACAAAAAAAAATCGCCAAGAATGACGATTTTTTATGAATATTTTTACATCTGTAAATTACCAGTTACCCATAGTGTTTTTTAGGGTTGGATGATACAAAGCATCATCGCTGATTGAGTCTGCAATTGCTTTCCAATCTGTTGTACCTTCAACATCATCCTTAGTAATTACGTATTGCCCTTGCTCTTTACCGTTGTTGTCTGGTTCAGTGCTATAATTTGAAGTCGCTTCTTTCTCATTCCAGTAATCTTCAGGTTTTACATTGAACGGTCCTGATTTAGCAGTCTGCATACTCAATTTTTCAACTTGTGTTGGATTACGTTTCTCAAATTCAGCCTTCAAATCCTCAATTTTCTCATTATTTGATTTAATCAGTTCTTCCCATTGCCCCAAAACCTTAAAAACTTGTTCAAATTTATCACTAAATTTTTCAACTTCATCTTTAGTTTCTTCTTGAGCATCTGTTAATTCACTAACATCAATAACATCATCATCAGGGTTTGCGCCATCTTCAAAATCAGCTGGCGTTATGTCGCCACCTGGCATAGGAGCACCTGTATCACCACCCATATCTTGTGGATTAAACCCTTGTGGAGTTTGTGGAACACCACCAGCATCTGCGCCGCCAGCAGGTGGCATTGCATTAGTATCTCCACCTGACATAGGAACACCTGCATCACCACCCATTGGCGGCATTGAACCAGCATCTGCGCCGCCAGCAGGTGGCATTGCATTAGGATCTCCACCTGACATTGGGCCTCCGCCTGGCATAGGAGCACCTCCAGCAGCATCTGGAGCGGGAGCAGCATTTGGATCTTGCTGATCTTCGCCAGCCTCACCCATTACGTGTTTTCCACGTCCATGGTAAGTAAATTCCAATATTTGTTGGAATCTCTTTTTGCTTTCCTCTAATGTTACATTTTTATTCATATTAACCAAACAATACTTGTCTATTATCCTCTGTTAAAATTATTTTCTCATCTGATTGTGTACGTTCAATTAAACCAGCTTCTTTACGAACACGTTTAACTTTCTTGTTGCCTCCAAGACTATTTAAAAGATTTTGGGCATTAGCAAAATTATTTTCGTTCAACATAATTGCTATTTTTTTTTCGTTTTGGTTATTGTTAATTCTCAACCAATTTTTCGTTAATATCTTTTTTCGGCTTACTAACTTTTTTTGGCTTAACAGTTTCTTCTATTATATCATGTATTTCTTCGATTGGTTCCTCTTTCTCAGATTCTACATATGTGACGGAACCTCTAACATTTCTCAAAGCCAATTTGATTGACTTTCCAAATAAATTGTGTGCTTTCTTTTTTAAAAACATAATTTTTACATCTTTTTTGTTACTTATAAATACTTCTTAACAATGAAAAATCATGCGTTTTGTAAAAAAAAGATATATGGTACAAGTATTTTACTGCCATTTATATACTTTTTAATTGCTTTCGTCAAGAAATAATTATTTGTTATTATTGTATTGTGTTGGTTTTCTTTCAATTTTCGGAAAATTTTATCTCTTGATACACCAATGTACTGCAAATCATTCATAGATACACCATAAACAGTGTGTTTACAATACACATATATCATATCAGACGATAAATACACAACCTTATCGCTATTATTTCGCATAAACGTAATAAACCTCTTTATTTTTGTAAGTGGCTCAGTGAAAATGTTTAAATATTTATACTGAACACTGTTTACAAGGTTGTTTAATAACATGTTGTTGAATGAACGCAAGTCATTCTCATATTCATTACGTTGTTCTGTTTTAGCAAATGTCCAATAGAGATTGTCTGATATTTTTTTATCTAAAAAATGTATATTTTCCTTACCAACAATCTCTTGTGCATTCTTCTTACCTATAATAAGAGTCGGTATTGTACAATCTTTAGCCAACGACTTGTCATTGGTAACATCAACAAACTCTATTGTGTCAACATTTTTGCTTTTTGTTATAATTCTCCCTAAATACATAAAATTTTATTAAAGTTTTCTATAAATATACGACGGATATGTTTACTTACTAATTTCATTCCAATTTTCAAACATCCATTCAGCATATGCTATACGTTTTTCTATACCAGTTGTTTCCCCAAACTGTGAACTATACTTACAACTTACACGACAAGCATCTTCCTTTGTTGAAAATCCTGATGTGTTTTGATAACCACCAACATATTTAACATAAACCGTATAAGTTGCTTTGTCAACAGCATCATAATCATCAGTTGTTATTTGTTTTAATGTATCACCTATTTTATCACAATTATGTTTTAATTCGTAATCAATACACATGGCTTGTTCTGACATTGTAAAATTTTCTATACCACCAGACCATCCATAAAAACTTCTACCATCTAACTTATTTGGGTTTGTTATATTTTTCCTTCTATCATATAATTCTGGCACTTTTGAAATTAAATAATCTTCAGCACTACTTGAACCATGTACATGATATAATTTTTCACCGTTTTCGTTTGTAACATTTTCAACTAATGTTTTCTTTCTATTCAACGACCATTGAATTAACCCAGCACCATAGACATATGGTTTTTGACGTGTTGAATTAGCACTAGATTGACTATAATTCCCATAAAATTCTTTTTCATTAACTAACCAATATTTAAAATTACTTTCACAACCACAAGCTCCACCGATACCACAGATAACAGATTTATTCCAACCTAATTTCAACATTTGTTTTACAAAATCTTTCATATATTGATTTGCTGTAATCTTTTTCTTAAAATCTACAACTCTACTTAGATTAAGACAGTCATTTTCACATGTTATGGCAACACCATCTTTCCATGCATTACTACTTTCTAATTTACCAAAAATATTACTATTCAATATAGCACGACTTAAATCCGGTAAACTATATCTAGAAACACGAACACCAGTAAACACAGTTGTCATGTCACCAGCTTTAATTGCGTGTTTAACACTAATAATCATATATAATCCCCTAAACATTGGTATATTGTTTAATTGGAAATACATTAAAGGCATTATATTTGCACATCCCATCATCTCAACCGTACATGTATATGAACGATTTGAATATATTGAGTATATATTTTGTCCTACCGTTATTGGCTGATTAATATCACCTTGTGAACCACCTTCAGATAATGCTAATAAATTTCTAGTTGATTCATCAGTAATTTTTGGATTATCCATGCTAACATCCACCCTCTTAAAATACATCTGGTTTTGTTTTGAATAAGACACTGCGAATGCTGAAACATCATAATTCAATTTACTATTTTCGTTAGTACCTGATACATTAAATAATTTTATATCAACTGGCTGTTGATTTGTTGCTACCCCAGCAAGATCAGGATAATCCCTACAATATTCATAACCTTGATATAATTCAGATTGATGTGATACCTCACTAGCATACATTACAACATATGTTGTACCAATACCATTACTATTGTCATAATTATTTACACTATATAGTGTGTTCGGCGTGAAAACACTTGCTATTGATTTTGCATTATACATATTGTTATACACAGGTAATGCTATTAACATAAGCTTATTCTTTTCAGCCATGAACGACATAAACGAATAAATATCTATATTTTTATTACCAGTATATATCTCCACTAATTTTTTAGATATAGTATCAACATCCATCATGTATTTAGATGAAATATCGTTAAAAAACTGATCAACATAAACAAAATTATTGTATTCTGATGTGTTAATTTTCTTACTATTTGTCTCGGTAATTGATTGACAGAAACGTTGTTTACGAAATTCCAAATCTTTATCTGGTGGATTTAATTTAAACTCATCATGACAATAACCACAAAGCCATTTGTCATATAAATTTTTAAGTGTATAATATAATGCACGTTTAATTTCTATTTTATTATCATCGTTCGTCGTAATATCATTATTCTGTTGATTATTTATATTATTTTCGGTTTCTCCTTTAATCTTATCAGCTAGTTTTTTTAAGAACGGATAAATCTCTTTAGATTTTGATAATTTAATATCATTATCTTTATTTGTGGCTACCACGTAAACAAAATCATAACTATAAACCAAATCCGTTAACCACACTGAACATTCACTTGTTTTTGTATAACCCTGAACACATGAATATGCTTTTGAATTTATATTCTTCGAAGCATATCCCATTAAATTAACATAATTCTCATCATCAGTTTCCATTACGGTTGCTAATTTATTATACATACCACTACCAAATAAATCATTATCACACCAATCCTTAAATCTATTAACTAATTCATTACCAATATGATTCAAATTATCATTTGATAAGAAAATATCAATGTCATATGTTTTTTGTGCTCCACTATTATATGTTGTTTCCAATAATCCATGTCCAAGTGTACCGTTTTCTATATAACCAGCATAGTCATTTTTAATTAATTCAGCAACTTTCTTTTTACCGCCAGATTTATTCCAAGCACTATAATCAGTCATTGCAAAATATAATGACGCGCCTAGATACAACATGTCAACTTTACGCAACGGTGCAAATGAATTTCCTGTTTTGAAAATTTCAATTATGTTACCCAATGAATTCCTACCGCACAACGTTGCAAGAAAATAAGTGGCAAAAGCTCTATTTTTTATTTCTATTTTTTCTTCATTAGTAACACCTGTAATCTCATCTGTATTACATCTTTTGCTATCTATTAATGGTAAATAATCATCATTTTTTTCTATCTCCACTTCTTTTCCAAACATATTTTGAGCATATTTTACGCCAGAAAATAAATTACTAGACGTTCTTAAATCTGTATAAGCAATATCTGACACATTTCTTTCAAAAACCTTTGTTAATGTATTAAGTATCGATTCGCCACTTTTTTTCCTTCCGACAAAGTTAACAGATTTTTCCTTTACTCCTTGATTATAATATTTGAACAATGAATTGTATATGTTATTATCTTCCATATGTATATGATGCCAACAAGAACAATAGTCTACATTATCATAATCAGCAGACGTAATTCCATCTGACAATGAATAATACCACGTTACATATCTTTCTTCGTTATATGGCACGAATGGTATAATCTCATTATCACATGCTTTATATGCAGGGATTTCATCCAACAACAATGAAACAGCCCATTTACCAAAATGTGGCTCATTCTTTAGATATTCAGTGGCATTCTCAATTTGATATAAATCAGAATTCCATTTTTTCAAAGTATCATAGTCAACACTCGTTCCATTCGGTAAATTTATCACACTATTTTTACCAATACAATCTTTTTCCTCACCAATACCAATTGCATTATATTTTACTTTTTCTTCGTCAGTTAAGCCACTATTCTCAGTTGTTAATATGGAACTACTAGGTGTTAATACAACATTTTCATTATACTCTTCGTATACATGTATCGTGTCAGTATTATTAATTTCATCCCTGAAATTATATAACTTGTAATTTGACATATTATCATATGACATGATATTTTGTCTCAACGCTTCTGTATTATTTCCATAGTGCTTTATAGCATTTTTCAAGGTTTCACTTAATTGAACACCAGATTTTAAGAATGCATTAACTTGCCTATCAATATAATTCTCTTTAATATATCCATTTTCATCAATATTCACCCCAATACATTTTTCCGAAATTAACTGTGTAATATAGAAAAATAATATTTTATATATGTTCAGAGTGTCATCTTGTGAATCAAAATTAAAATTACTCCACGGATTAACACCTCCATATAAAACGCTAAGTATTGACAACATAGAATTTCCATATTCTGTGTCATTATTAGTCGAGTTTTGACTTGCTAGAAATGCATTCATTTCTTTTCCTAACAAATCAATACCCTCACTCATTTCATCAACACAACTGACTTCACGTATATTTCTAAAATTTTGAGATGATGATTCACCTGGATATGTTGCAACCATTCTAGAACCATTCAAACTCAAATTTTCAGTAAAATAACCAGGGAACGGAAATACACTTAATTCATCCTTATTCTTGTCGTTACTACCAATAAGTGATTTTGGTATATCTAAACTGTCAATTGGTACACCAAGATAATTGATTGTTCTCTCTCCTTTATTTGTTGCATCAGTAATTTTATCTAATACTTTTGTGTAAAAATAATCCATAAAACAATCAATATGTGCAAAAAGCATACGATAGAAATTCTCCACCGTAGGACTAAACCCAATAATATCTTCAAATACTTTACCTAAATCTTCTACTATATCATTTTCTTCATTTTTTAATTCAATTTTTAATTTTTCTATTTCAACAGTTAAAAAATTAGAATAATCATAATAGTTAATAACTAAACCTGATTCAACACCAGGCATTAATATTTTGTTAATTTTATTATAATCAACTTCAACGTATTGTTTCTCTAAAAAAGCATCACCATCTGTTTCTTTTTTAAACCTACCCCCCGCCAATTTGTTTATTTTTCCAGTTGTTGGGTTAACGTCAAAATATTTATTAATTTTTATTCCATCAAATGTTTTAAACTCATCAAGATATTCATATTTAGTATCATTCTTGATTAAATTAATATTGTCGTTAACTGCATTAGATAAATGTTTGTAATACGGGCTTGAATTTAGGTAGTATAAATCACCAAATGTATTTAAGTAGTTACGAATTTCATCATAATATTCTTTTGATATGTCATCATTTAATTTGAAAACATTATCAACGGTTTTATACATGAAAACACATTTATTACCGACACAACATTCGTTTACTTGTTTAACAAAAATGCTTGTATCTGTTGAAAGTCTATTGTGAACACTTAGTATTCTCTCTAAACTTTTTATTTTTTCTTTCTTCAATAAAAAATCCTTAACATTTGTGTTATTTGCTAGTACATCCTTGTTTATATTTTTCTCATTAACAAGTGTTATAAATTTAACGTATGGTATAATTTCTTGTCCTATTCCACCATTACTTGAAACATATTTGAATGTACCATCTTTTACCTTGTTTACCCAATATTCTTCATTGAAATATGGTGAAGCAAGTACTAAATTTAACGGTAAATCAGTATACAAACCATAAACATAACCAATAAATTGAACGGTTATGTCATAATCGCCAGATTCAGATTTTAAACTACTCTTGAAATCACTAACAGCTAATTGAAATGTTACCTTGTTCCCGTAAAAACCTTTTACTGATAATAGAAAACGAGGATATGGAAAATGAAATAATGAACTAAAGAAACTTTGTACACTATCCGTTGAATTATCATCAACTAGCCCAACACTTTTATCAAAATTATATTCACTTGGCATGAACAATGATGAACCTCTTACGTCTGTAAATTTAATTGTCACAATTGGAAAGAAATGAGCATCAAAATTTATATCAATTAATGAAATACCTAGGCTTTCTTTATCCACATATTTACCGTCTTTCATTTCGCCAAATGAAATGTTCGTGTAATTGTCAGTTAAAAAAGATTTATCATCTTTATTTTTGGATAATTTTGTCCCGCCAAGGTATGAAATATAATTTGCAAGTGGTGTTGACCCGTTGCTATGTAGAACAACGTCATCTATCTTTGTTGTATAGTTAATCTGTCCCTTATCGCCACGATTCGGGATTATAACTTGCAAATCAACAGAAATTGATAAATCTTCAGGATTCCATGACAAACCCCTGTAATCAACCGTACTATTTTTTAAATTGTAGTAACTAGCAAACTCATTAGGTTCGATGTAAGTAAACCTGTTTACATTATAAATACCATTTTCTTCTGTAACGCCTTTCATTCTTTATCTATTTGTATAACCTGTTATAATTGTCAATTGCATTGTTATAGTATTGTATCACTCCTTGTAATGGATAAGGTATTCTTATTTGACTTCCGTCTGGTATGTCAAATTCCATTGAACCATATTCAGGATTGGCAAGCATGATTAACCAATCATAATTTGTATCTTTATAATACTTGTATGATAGGTTATCAAGCCTTGTTTTACCACGCTCATATACCTCATAATAATCACTATCCACTTTCGGTATTTCAACATGCGGTACTATTCCTATTTTTCCATTAAGCCTAACTTTTGAGTATCTATCGTATGACATATATTCACTTTTCTTAAATATACAATTATTATTACAAATTATTTATTATTTTGTACGTATGGACGGCTTCATTTATAGCTTCATTTAATTTTTTACTAAAAATTTTAACCTGTTCACTCGTTACACCTGTATCACCTCGTTTGTTATAAGAATATGAACTACAGTCTTTATTACAATACATTTCAATAATATACGAATCCGCGTTATATTCTGCCAAAACTGATTTAACACGGTTATAATTTATAACATAGTTTGTCAGTTCTTCTGAACGTTCAACTATATTTTCATCAAATTCTGGTTCGCCAATGGTTTCAGGATTTAACTTTTCATCTATTTGTTCATCTGTTAAATCATGCCATGTACCGTCGTTTGCGTGTCTCCTATTGAAATCATCAGTCTCATTATTTACAAGTCTGCCTGTTTCAACTAATTGTCCATTCTTATATTCATATTCTTTAGACAACGGACTCCAGATACGTCTATATTCAATATAACCATTACCGCCTTCTTTTTCTGCTGACTTATAAATAGCAACATCAGCTCTATTATCATAAGCCTCTGCATTTGCGTAGTAATTGAATGATATTGCATTTTGTAATCTACTGATAGGAGCGCCAAGTGATTGCCCACCAAGTAGGGTTATACCCAAAGAGATTTTAGCGTACATAGGTTGAACTCCAGCACCTTCAGCGTTTAAATCCCAAACAACACCATCCGACGCCGCATATGATATTGTCATATTGTTTATAATGGCTTTTGTGTTAATGAAATCACCAATCCTAATTACGCACACTGGCATTCTACCAAAAGCTAGGTTAGCGGCTGTTTTTGTATAGCCGTTCTTTGAATTATTAGTATCACTACCCATTTCTACCGTTTGCCCTTGTCTGGTACATTGTTGTAAGAACGTTAAACGTGCGTTAAATCCTTCAGGAGAAATTGAGTGGTATGCTGGATTGAAATATTTGAATTTATCTTTCAAATTTTTATACAACAACGGGTCAGTAATTTCGATATTTTTGAAATAATCACCCTCAGTTTCATATCGGATATTCGGTATATTTTCATCTCGTCCATACACCATTGCGATTTCACTTAATTTTTGTTTTTCAGCCTTATTTTCTTGGGTTTCTGGACGTTGCTGTTGTATTTTTTGTCCTTGTTCTTTCTGCCTTTCTTTATCTTCCTCATCCCTTATTTCCTCATTCAATAAACTGATAACACAAGGTATTTCATTACCATCTTCATCTTCTTCATCTGTAATAATACTATTCAACAAATCAAAATAAGCGTTTTGATAGTTAATCGTACTCCTTTTTGGAATTATTCCATCGTCATGATATAATCCAGTACCCTTGATAATATCAAAAGTTGTGGTTGAGTCATTCTCATACATTAACTCACACAAACGCACCAAATATTCAGTTTTAGGTTTCTTTGACATTATAGCAAATGTATCATATTTATCATGGAGATAATGTCCTAAAATTACTTCAACTAAAACTTTATTCATGCTTATTGAATAAGTTTCATAGTCACTATTCTCATTTGTCTTATATATATCAAGACTTGAAGGAACAGTAAATTCAAAATAAACATCATTTTCGCTAGTTGGTTTATAATCATCTAGTTTAGCACCGCCTCCCAAAAAACATGCAAAAATATGTTTCAGATATAACGAATCTTGATTAGCGTCTCTTGTAGGTAACAACGGCCCACATCCTGTTTCTGTACATCCAGTCGAACTTTCTAAACAATCATAACCAGTATTATCTGATGATGGCTCTATTACTTGATTACAAGGTATATCATATATATCCCTAAAATCTGCTTTTGATGCGTCATCCGATACTGCATATGCTAAAATTAAAGCATCACGATTGATAAATTTAATTAACTCATCAATTTCCTTTTTTAAGAATTCTTTATCCTTTAAAATATCTTTATTTTTGTCTTGTAAATCATTAAAATGAGTTTCAAATATTTTTCTTAGTTTACCATTATCTATTGGCATGTCATAATCAGGATAAGGACCCATCACTAACGAAGCATATGCGGAAATAGCCGGACTATAATCAATTATTGCAGTCATATAGTCAATAAATGACATTTCCTCTGTATCACCACTTTTATTAACAGTACCATTATCTCCAGCGGTATCTTTCAAATCTTCTGCTGGTATTAAATAGTTAATTGTAAACTCACAAAAACGATTTATTTTCTGCCCTTTACTAAATGCTGGAGCATCTGTTAAACCGCCAGTTTTTGTATTTTCTTGTTTAACGATTTCATTTAAATTTTCTAAAGATTGTAATTTTGTGAATAAACGTCTTAACATTTCATAACCAGTTATACCTCTACGGCGAGCCAATATATCAGAGTTTGTTTTATCGTTGTTGTCAGCACTACCGCCATATGATATACTAGTAAATTTAATTTTATCATTATTGAAAATATCAAGTAGTGATTGAATTCGATTATTATCAACCTTCAAAGTATCTATAACATATCCTTTATATAAATCATATAATGAGCCATAAGTACCCTTACCCTTGTTATATGCTAATAAAGCCATAATAACTTCAGCAAAAGTATATTCATATTCTTGATGATGCGACTTTTCATCAACAGTAGTAAAACTAGCATTCAATTGATATGAAGTTGTATCTTTATATGAAGTTTGATGTTTTAGTTTTTGGTGTAAATCCTCATCAACTTGATAGTAATATTGTTCATTTTCATCATCTGATAAACCGTCTGATGAACATGTGTTTCTAAAACCATTAATTGTTTGTATTTCTTTTAACTTTGGTTGTACAACACATTTATTACCCTTGCATGTTGGTAATGGAATATCTGTATATTCTGTTTCATTATTTGTTAAACCATTTCCATTCTCGCTAGGTGTTTGCATTTCATAACCCCTAAAATCATCCGGATTAGTTGGAACACACGTATTATTTCCAACTAAAATGTATTGCCACCAATAATCTCTGCTTAATTCACCATTATATGCGGTATTTTCACTTGTTCCGCTTAAAACAAATCTTTCAAAATTATTATAGATGTATTCCCAATTTTTGTCAGTAACAATACCAGTAAAATTATTTGGATAATATATCTTAAACACAATTTTACCTTCTTTTTGTTGTGAGTTAGGCTTTTCTTGTGGCGGTATAGGATTAGGTTTTTCAGTTATTTTATCAGTTTCCTGTAATAATTCACAGCCAGCAAAGAAACGTAGTATATCAGCCTCTGGATCTTTTTCTTCACCCATACCTTCATATGAATTCTTTGTTACACTGTTTATAATTGCAGGGTGATCAATAAGTAATGAGAACGAAAGTGTTCCTGTTCGTTCTGTATTTGTATATGTGTATACTTTTTCACCTCTACCAATAAAAGTATTTTGGTTCCATTCAACATTAACACCTTCTTGAAAATCTAAATCATAAGGCGGAAACCACATAATACGCCCACCATTTGGGCCTCTCTGTTCTTTTGATAAATTATCTTCTATATCAAGTACGTCTTTCCAAGCAAGGTTTTCAATTGAAAACATACATTTTCTTACATCATTGCCTTCATCGCCTGATTTTGGCGTTATTTTAACAAACCCGTTTGACTGTAGTACAGTATTATCAGCAAGGCTTTGGTAGCCAAATATCGCGTTTTTTTCGTTATCACTTCTGTAAGCACGATATTTTTTGTTCATTGCCTGAATGTCTCTGTTTTTATATGCAACCTCATTACTACCAACAACGCGCGTAAATGGACGTATCAATTTCTTTACTTGATTATATTGATGATGATATGTCCAAGTACGACAATATGGATTATCATAACCATTTGTATCATTATTTGGATTACCAACGGCATCTAATCTTAATAAGTTTCTACCATGTGAATTACCAAATTTACTTCTGGCAGTATCTGTAAATTCTGGAAAACCATATTTACTACTATCAGTATGGAATCTAGCAATTAAAGTATCTATCTTGTTTTGATGGAATAATCTACTTGTTTTTGATAATAACGTTGTTACATCATCATCAATCACATCATATTTATTGTATTGATTTCCTTCTTCATTTAGTTTATCTATACCTGGTATTGTTTTATCGTCTTCTTTTTCGTTGTATACATTTGCACTATATACACCATAATATCTACCACCTTTAACTTGACTTTCTAAAGCATCTCCATCAACATCAATAAACCCAAGTGATTCATATCTCCAATCACTATCTTTCTTCGATATATTCACATATCCCTGCCCATCAACCGGAGTATATACTCTAATTGGTAATAACACGTCATTACCTTTACTGTCTCTGAAAGATGTATTACCATATATATCGCCAACGATTTTAGATGTTAACGTACTGTTGTCAACCCCTCTAAGTTCAATTGCTTTCTTTATTTGTTCATTTAGAATTCTAAATTGTAGTAAATCTAAATTAGCAACATTACCATTATATCCATCCAATATATGAACATCAGCACCTAAATCTTCACGAATATGTGTTTCGTTTGTGCCAATTTTCATTATATCACTCAATTCATATAAATTGGCTAAATTATTCCCATATTGATTAACTAATTCTGGTGTTAGATAAGCTTTTTGATAGTAATTTTCTCCATCATGTATCTTAGCCTTCATCCTATCACTATTGAATATAGCACCATTATATAATGTTTGAGCATACATCCTATTACTAATTTTACCCATCGTCGTGTCTTCTCCAGACATATTATTTGGGTTAGTAGTAACAATACCTTGCAATGCAACAGCAACGTTAATGTCTTTTATAACACCAACTTCAGTTTGACGTAATGCATTTTCAATAAATTGTCCAGATAAAATATTATTGACATAATCAATATGTCTCATAACATCATCTTTACCGAAAACTTCATCAATATATTGAACATAACTTCCATTTTGGAACTCAATCCATGGATTTAACTCACCATAAGTTAAAGGACGAACAAAATATGGTTCTTCTTCTTTTAAAGAGAAGAACTTTCTTTTAATTTCTTCAGAATATGTTGATTTACCGTCATGCGTAAACGACAATAAATCTTTACCATCTTTCAAATCTGATAGTTGACGATTATAATCAATGTCGTAATACTCACCTATTGCTGGTTTTAAAGCAAAAGGCCATTGAGAATACTTCCCAATGTTATATTTCAACATATTGTCTCGTATTTGTTTATTATGTTCTAATACACCATCAACTGTTGCTGTCATATTATTCTTTTTTATTTATTTTTTCTTTTATTTATCTTTTTTTTATTTCTATATTATATTACCTACAATATATATGATCGTCTATGGCCTACATATTATGTCATTGGAATGTAATATGGCATATGTGATTTAGTTTCACCAGCGTTAAATGAGAAATTAATTGATTTTTCAATTTGACGTGTTAGGTATGAAATAAATGTATTGTTATCTAATAATTGTTTAATATCAAGTGATTTATTTGTCCCTCCGCCACTTAAATTAATTGTGCCACTAACGTTAATAGAAATAGGTTCAATAGTTAATTTTTTGGTACCTGTTTGATTGTTTCCAATATTAGAAATATTTTCTTTTACAGATAAAGGATTTGTTTGATTACTACCTGCTCTAATTGGAAGTATTGTACCACTATTAAATCCATCAGCATTCCAAGCCTGTAAAGTAGGCAAATGTTTGTTTGTGGCTTTTGCGTTCATTACAAACTCACCATTTGACAACATTGCAGGAATTGAATCACTCATTGAAGTACCTTTTCCACGAATTACACCACCATGTGCTTTCTTTTCAGTATCTGTCTTAATAGGATTAGATGCTATTGATGATAATTCTTCATTTGATTTACCTGCAATTTGCGCTCTGTTAGTGATACCCGCATTTTTCAATGTTGTTTTTTCTGTTTCTGATAAGTTTTCCCATCCTTTATCACGTGCTTTAATGGCGGCATTATATGTATCTTTTTGACTACCTGATAACCCAATACCAGTGACATCAATTTGATTATTCCCGTCACCAAAATGGCTATCTAACCAGTTATATATTGTGATAATACCTTTTGCTATTTTCGCTCTTAATGTATCTATTAAATCATTTAACTGTTCAGTTATTGTTCTTGTTTGAGATAATACATCACCAAGTTTGGCATTTTGTTCATCTGAGTAACGTTTGCTTTCTTCTTTTAGCTTTTCTTTATCGTTTTCAGTTAATTTATCTACATCAACACGTCTTTCACCGCCATTTTCGTGGAATACAACATATCCTTTTCCTTCCTCATCAACTTGTGCTATGTTCTTAATATATTCTCTCGTTGTATCATCATTTACTCTACCAGCAACGTCTAATTGGTTATCAATACGATTACGTTTACCTTGTGTCATTGCTTGATTAACTAACTCACTGTAATCAACACCCATCGCATCAGCCGCTGCTCTTAATCTTTGACGGTTATATGCGGTGATTTCCATTTGTCCTTTATCACTATCCCATTGAGCCATGTTTTTCGTCATATTGAGCATCATCTCATTAAGTTGTTCTACATCCTGTAGACCACCATATAACATTGTCAATGGATTACCCATTCTTGCAAAATCACCACCAAGTACTGATAATTGAGCACCAGCGGTTGCTGCACCTTCCAATGTTGAAACCTTGTCAGCAAAACGTGAAACGGATTCCATATTGTATTTTAATGCAACAGATTTTTGAGCCATACGTTCAAGAGAACGAAGTCCTCCAGCAAACGTATAATTCTGTGCCATCTTGAGGTTTTTAGTCATAGCATCAGTTACAGCCTTTGCATTCAAACCTTGCTTACCAGATGTATTGTATATTGACTTAATTCTTTTGTCAATTGTTTCCATTGACAAACCAAATGTATCGAATTGGTTAAGAACAGAACTATCAATACCCCATTGTCTCAAATCTTCCAATGATTTAAAGTCCATATTAGACATGTGATCCATTACACGTCCAGTTTCTTTTGATAATTCTGCTGTATGTTCAAGTATTTTGTCGAATTTATATGCTTTGTTACCCCATTGAGAAATTGCGCTTGCTATATCTGTTGCTTGTGTTCTCATTTGCTTCATTTTAGCAACTCCACCACCAACAGAACGTGCATAATCAGACGCTGATTTATTTATTTTATCAGCCATCTCAACAGCAGCTGTTAAACCTTGAACCAATGCGCCAGCTGCTTTACCCCATGGGCCGAACATTCCAGCAACATTTGCTATTTTTCCTCCAACATCACTAATTGAGGCTTGTTTATCACTTGCGAGAAAATTAGCCGCTTTTGAAATGCTGTTTCCGATAAAACCAACAGAATTCGCAATTGCACCAGACACTAATAATCTTTTAGCACCTTTATCTTTAACATTTTTAAAGACAAATGGGTTGAATCCTGCTTCTTCTTGTAATGAATATTTACGTTTTTTATTTGCTTCTTTTTCTCTTTTGCCAACTAAAGCAGCATCTGCTTCGCTAAGTGAATTAAGATGATCTTTTTGTTTCTGTGTTAATTCTGAATAATATTTCAGTTTTTCTTGATATTTTCTATGTTCAGAATTAATTTCATAAGCGCGTATTTCATCAATTGCTTTACGCTGCTCTTTTGTGAGAGACATGTAGTTTTGTATTTGATGCTTAAAGACTTTGTTATCACTGATAATACGTTCTTTTTCTTGTCTACGCATCGCTTGACGCTCCGCTTCATTTAATTGAGTAATCCTATCAGACTGTAATTTTTTACTTTCTTCTCTATCTTTATCATATTCACCACCAGTACCATAATATTTTTCCCATCTGTCGTACTTTCTTTTTTCACCGGGTTTACTTCTATCATATGGATTAGTATCATGACGATAACTAATACTACTAATAGCAGTACTACCAGTTGCAGCACTGCTAGCGGTAACGCTACTCAAAATACTTTCTAATCTGTCAAGTATGGAATCTAATTCTTTTTTTGTCATAAATTACATATTTTACTCTTAATAATAAATACAAAAACACTCACATTTTAAACAAAAAATGTCCCATTATTTTGGGACATTTCTATTACTTTGTTCTAATTGTGCATATGAATTGATTTGTTGTCCGTCGATATTTTTATTTTCACCATTACCAGACTTGTTTTCTTGGTTATTAACCTCATTGTGTTTTAATATCCAGAATTTTCTGATATATACTGGCATTGCCATTAACGTATCAAACGGGATTTTCAAATAATTAACACAACCCCACAATTCATCCCACAATTTTTTCTCTGCTTCTCCTACTCCTTCATTAGAAATTGACAAAAATAAACTGATCAAGTCGCAGAAACGATTTAATAGAGCCACCTCCAAGACTCTCAGGGCGTTCTACCTCAATATTAAAATCAATACCTGGTTCATTATCTATGATATATTTTCTGTAAGATGCAGCATCTTTAACATTCATACTGAAAATGTAATTTTCAATATATTTTCTGTCCGTAATACCGTTGATTGATACAGTTTGCAACAATAATCTGTCAGTTAATTCATGTGAGAATGTAAAATCATTTTCCTCGTCGTAATTTTTGGAAATTTCATCGCGCACAAGTTCAACAGCATTTTTAATTTTCTGTTGTGCAACAGTTGAAATTAACTCATTATCACGAACAGAATCCATCAAGTTAGAACAAATTTGTCTTACATTCAGAACGTTCATTTTTTTGTTTTCTTTTAGTTTTAACTGATCCAACACATTCAAATCGGCAACAGTTAAAAATTTAAACTTAATAATATCACCTGTACTTGGTAATTGGAAATCAAAGTAACCATTTACGTCACCTTTTAATTTGAAAGGTTTGTAGTTTAATGTTGATAAATCCACATTAGCATCAAAATCTTTTCCAGTATCCTCATCAGTAACAACAATTGGATAATCGTTTCCATATCCGGTTGCGCGTAGCCATAAAACAATAGCATCTCTATCACCCTTTGTTAACTCTTCAGGGTTAATATCATCATCATAAACCTTCGCCTTCAAAAGGAAATCAATAAATTTACCATCCTTATACAAACTTGGTGATAAAATCATATTTTCATCAAAAGCAGTTAAATATGCAACTCGAACTTTATCTTTTTTATGACGATAACATTGTCCTTTTGATGGCAATTTAACAAAATCATACATTTTACATGGTTCACCAATATTAACAATTTGAGGCATAACAGAATTTAATTTTTCTGTTTCTTCTTGTATTTCATGCTCTTTTGAAACTTGTTTAAATTTTTCTTGTAACTTTTCCATTGGCATATATGGATTATTTTCTGTATTTGTAATCACATCTTCAGTAACTGGTTTAGGCGTCACATCATTTGCCCTAAGATTAGCAATATATTTTGCAAGTTCATCTTTTTCAGTTTCCTTCTTCATAAGTTCCTGCAAATGTTTTCTATCAACAGTTTTCTTTTTAGGGCTTTTTAATTTCTGTAAATCTTCCAGCGTGCCACCCATTTGAATATACTGGTCGATAACATCCTGCTCGGCAGTTTCAATCAATTGTAGATTTTTCTTGATTGCTTGCTCAGTGTATAGTGGCGCACCGTTTTTATCAACCTTTTTAGATGCAACCTCTACCATTTCTTTTTTTGAATTTTCATACATGAGGTATGATTGTTCACATACCTTCATCGCGGTAATTCTGCTTTCTTCTAATTCTTCTGGTGTTAACATATGTTTTTTGTCTTACTTAAAGTGAAATTATTTTCTTCTAATAATAAGTACTAAAATTTAAACTTTTTCTGGTTTTTAATATCTTATATTGTTATTGTTTTTTTATTTCTCCACACATAATTGCAAAATAATAACTATATCCATTTTCCTTCGGATATATTTGTATTACTCTACAGTTAATTATATGAAATACTGGTTTATTTTCATCGTCATCTGTTGCTGTATCAATAATAAAATCACGTAATGGTAATGATAACAACATAGTTTTATTATCAAGCATTTTATCGTTCAACACTTTGTTACTTTCGTCAAGCCATTTACGAATTTCACTTTCGGCATCACCATCAAGTGAGTTAGGATTAATGTTAATTTTCAACAAACATTTTTTACCTGCCGCAACTAAATCGTAAAAATCCTGTATTTGAATATCGTTGTCATCTCCATCAAGAACTAATGCTTCTGATTCCGAAAATGTGTAATCAATTTCCTTGTTTTTATCAACATTTTCAATATCATATAGTCCTCTATTTAAATAACTATCTCTCTGAACACCAAATCCATTACGGTAATTATAAGCGAACGCGTCCATAGCACGATTAGTTCTGTCAACTCTGCTACGTATCATATTAAAATACTCATCCATATTAAAATCACGTCCGTGGTATTCATATGTACCAGTTTCTGTATCTATTACTGGTATTACAAATTTAACTTTCATGTAAATCTCCTATTTTTTAATGCCTTTTATTGAATTTATCGTCTCTATCTTTCTTCTCTTTTAATAAACCTAGTTTTTCTTTTAAAAAAGTCAATACATTTTCTGGATGCTCATTTATATCTTTCTCCCAAATGCGAATAAGCGGTACTCCATTTCTGGAACACCACTTGTTTTTCATTTCATCAACCTTTTTACTCCATTTTTGGGTTTTGTTCAAATCTTTTTCTTCATATAACTTTGGATTTAATATATTCGAGAACTTCATTGATGTTATAGTTTTTTTTTGTTATATAAAAAAGTTTTATGTTATGCTCCAAACATAATTTCTTTTTTATTTCATCTCGTTCATGTTGTAATAAATAGAAATCACTTCCACCAAATTTTTCGATTGCTCTAAAATGTTGTTCTCCTTGAACCTCTATTGCTACATTGTAATTTGGTAAATAAAAATCTAAAAACATATTACGTTTATTTTTTAACCAAATAAATGTTTTTTGACGTTCATGTTTTATATGATGTTTCTTTAAAAGTTTATGTATGTTTTCTTCCATTTTACTTTTATTATCACTATTACAATTAGGGCAACCACAACCGTTCAAATGATTATTTGGTGTTTGCCAAAATTCTCCATGGGTTGGGCATATAATACAAACTTTTGTATGCGCATCAATATAATGAACCTTAGAGTAATCATATTTGTTTTTATGAATTATTTGAGCTTTTTTAATCCACTCTTCAGTCGTTGGCATGTGATTACCGCCACACTTAGGACATTCATAACCACTTAAATGATCGTTTGGGCGTTGCCAAAACTCACCATGTTCAACACCAAATTCATCTTTTTCGTGGCATATAATACATACCTTAGTTTTATTGTTCACATACTCAACTTTACTGTAATCGTATTTGTTACCATAAATTTTCTGTGCTTTTTCAATAAATTCATTTTTATTACTTCTGTAACATCCACTACATTTTTGACACCCAACGTGATTATGTGTATGATCACTAGGACGTACAAAAAATTCACCATGTATAGGGCACACAATGCACACTTTTGTTAAAGAATTGACATAATTCACTTTAGAATAGTCATATTTATTACCATGAACTTCATGTGCTTTTTCAATAAAATTTTTAAGCCGTATTTCTTTATCCATTTTTCTTGTTTTTATATATAAATACTACTTAAAATCAAAAACTTACAAAAAAAGGAAAATAATTACCGTCTTTTTCTTCTATTTTCTTCTGAACCATCTAGATATGGTTTTAATACTTTTTTTAAATAATCTAAAACCATTGATGGATGCTCGTTTATGTCTTTTTCCCACACATAAATTAATGGTATTGCGTTTCGCATACACCATTTCTTTTTTAATTCATCAACCTTAATGTCCCATTTTTGGGTTTTATTCAAATCTTTTTGTTCATATACCCTTGGATCAGCGTGCCAATATGTACCTTGAACTTCTATGATTGGGCCTTTTAATTCTGGGAAAACTCGAAAATCAAAATATCTATTTATTCCAGTTGCTTTATATTGGTATGTATATGGTATGTTAAGTTTATCTAAGAAATTTTTAGCGAAACGTTCTTCAAGTTTGGATGTACCAAATTCTTGTGAACCTTTCATCCTTTTTCTTATTTCTCTAACCCTTGCTGCTCTGGTTGTTTGCTTTTTTCGTTTTATTGGTTTTTTACCTACCGATTTTTTAATTGGTTGTGCCATTTAAATCATGCCTATTTTTAAATATTTCTTCCATTGAAGGGTTAATCCAACCGGTTAAATTTTTTGCAAAACCTAACTCATCCCAATGTTTCCAAAGTATTTGTTTTATTTCTTCCTGTGTCATACTTTTTCCATTTCTCTTACTCTATATGATAGTGTAACAGTAAATACCAGTGGTTTACAACTGTCATATGTGCCATTTAAATCACCTAAACAACGTACGACAGGTTCTTTGTATGTCATTTTGTATACTGGTTTCAATTGTGGGTCTAAAATCTCAATAGAAATATCTTCACGCAATCTATTTCTTGAATTATTTGCTAAATTATTAAATTTCACAATAGGACAATCAACTACATTATCTCTAATTGTAATTGTTAATTTTTTGTTTGAAGTGTTATCATAGTAGGATACAATATCTGCTTCTGTAACGCCAAATTCCTCTAAACCATGAATTAGGAATAAGTTTTCTTTAGTTGGTTCTTTAATTGTGTAAAAGCCAATGTGTGACACTTCGCCGTGATTGAGGTATTTACCACATGATGAAGCAGTACTTAACCTTTTAAGAGTTGCCAACTTTCGTCGTGTTTCTTCTAAATCTTTTAACAACAGTTCTCTTGAAACTGAAAAATCTTTGTACTTGCACTTAACTCCCAATTCATCAATTTCTTTTAATGTTTTTTCCTTCATTGAAATTTCATTTTGTACAATTTTAATTGTATTATATAAATCACTGATTCCAATAGTTTTGTTAGTTTTACTCATAATTTACTTCATTATTATAATCTGTCATTAGTTTTCCTTGTAAGTGGTCGTATTCATGTAAGACAATTCTTGCTACGAACCCATGAAATTTCTCCTTATGTTCAACTAAATTCTCATCAAGATATTTCAATGTAACTGTGTCTGGGCGTCTTAATTCTTTCATAACGCCTGGAATAGATAAACAGCCTTCTGAAAGTACAGTTGTTTTTCTACTTGTTTTTACGATTCGCGGATTTATGATTGTTTTTTTAACACCTCTGCATTCAGGATAATATTCACTCAATTTATCTGCATCAATAATAAACACGCTTTTTAATACACCGATTTGTGGTGCTGATAAACCACATCCAATTGTATCACTTAATGTATCATACATATCGAATACTAGTTTGTCTAATTCTTCGTTTTTTTCAGTAATATTTGTTGTTTTTTGTCTAAGGATTTCATTTCCTTCAAGTATAAATGGTTGTTTCATCTACTTATAAATATTCAAAATTGTTATTTTTATTTTTGTGTGAATGATTATACAACTCCTCGAAACGTTTACACCTATTTTTGAACATTTTCAAGTCATCCAAATCTAACATAAACCATTCATTCAATATTTTTTTGCTTCCATATACAATGTGCATCCATTTTTCGATAAAAAATGGGTGTTCCGTTTGGTAGTAATCGACAATATAAATTTCCCCGCTATTACCTGTCTGTAGTTTTTTTATTCTACGCTCGATTGTGCCCCTTGTAACACCAATTTTATAAGCTCCTTCCTTGTCAAAATCGCCTAGTAAATACACGTAACCTTTTTTTTCATCAGTTTTAATCATAATTCACATCATTACCTATAAAAAAACTAGTGATTTTTATTAAAAAGTAAACCTTTTTTTATTTTACATAGTATTTATAGTAAAATTAATGTACAAACATATGAATAAAAAACAGTATCAAAAAGATTTGATGGATATTAGAAATATCTCAAATGCTATACGTAAAATGAATGAATCTATCATGTTCGAAGATGAATATGATGAATTAGGTGGTATGGAACAAGAACCTGTTCCTGGTGATGAAGTAGCACAAGAACCAGAAGGAACACCAGTTGGACAACCACAAGATAATGTTGAAACTGGAGAAGAAACTCAAACTGATATCAAAGATGTAAAACCAGAAGATGAAGGTATTGCTGAACTTGATAATATGGGTGAGTTAGATAAAATACGTGAAATGACACTAAAAGGTATGTTAAAATTTAACAATCAACCTGAACACCCACAATTCCAAGCACTTAAAAAAATCTTTGATATATGCAATAAGGGAGTTGAACAAAAACAAGAAAATCAACAAGGTGTTTAAAAAAAATCATTTTTACTGTATTTATAGATAGAAAATAACAAAAAGAAAAAAATTATTAAGACAATATGTATTCTGATTTACTACTAAAAATGCCGTTACAATTCGAACCATTAAGAAAGAACAGATGGGTGGTTCGTTTTCCAAGTGACTTAGGTATTTCTGAATGGATGCTTGCATCTGCATCACGTCCAAAGATTACTCAAGGTACAACTGAAATCCAATTCTTGAATACATCAACTTGGGTTGCAGGCCGTTATACTTGGGATACTCTTCAATTCACGTTCAGAGATCCAATTGCACCATCTGCTTCACAGGCTTTAATGGAATGGATTCGTCTATGTTCAGAATCTGTTACTGGTAGACAAGGTTACGCTGCTGGTTATAAGAGAGATATTGAGTTAGAGATGCTTGACCCAACTGGTGTCTGTGTTCAAAAATGGATTTTGAAGAACGCGTGGATTTCGAATTGCGATTTTGGCAGTTTACAATATTCAGATGATGCTCTTGCAGATATTACAGCAACTATTGTTATTGATTATGCAATATTGGCTTATTAATCTGATTATCAATTAGTTACAAAATAAAATATGAGGTAGAAATACCTCATATTTTTTTATTCATTTCCATATATTTTTTTCTATCCATTTTTTGGTTTATTGAACTATTTATTGTATATTTGCATTGTGGAAAAAATAACACTATAGTAAAACATTGATAATTATGCAAATAAAAAAGGATAATATTAATCTAAAAAATATTCTTAAAATTTCAGAAAAAGACTTGAGACAAATAATACAAGAGTCACTTGAAAATGTTATGTGCGAAATAAATTCAGAAAAATCCGTCACGTTTCGAAACATCCATGATGATTATAAAAAAATTCTGAATGAAGAATATGGTATTCGAGAAAAAACGGTGATTGCAACTAATGAAATAGTTGAAAAAATACGTAATACATTTAAAGTGAATTCAAAAATTGAAACCGATAATTATGGTATAAAACATTATATCGGTAAACTACCATACACTTTTGATGGGTTTGATATTACGGTTATGTATGATATTATAAATTTAATAAATGAAGAAATATTTAATAAATTTGTTGGATTTTATGCTTTTGATTCTGAATATAATAACAAAAGAAAAGAACTTAGTCTGAATATTTGTATGGTTAACGGTGGGTTGTTAGTGGATACTATTATTAATTCCATACAACACGAATTATCACATATTTTTGATGGGTTAAAACAAAACAGCATTATAATACCAGATAAAGAAATTAAATTGTATAAAATGGCAATACAACAAGCCGAAAATCCAATTTCAAATGAATCACAAGAGTTAGCACGTGCAATATATATATCGTTTAAAACGGAACAAATTGCAATGTGTAATGGTTTAGATGCGTCGTTACGAAGTAATAACGAAGCTAATTTTGATATAACAAAGACTGATGAATATTATTTCCTATATAATCTTAAACATGTTATAAATAATATTGCAAATTACAAAGATTTAATTGGAAAAATTTATCATATGACAATTGAAAAAATGTTAAAGAGATTAACAAAAGCCTATTATGATTATTTGAGGCGGTTGAGTCGAATCGAAATAAAATATAAAAATAACCTCATATAATTTTTGTATATTTACCTGGAACCAAAATTTTAGTTTTTATGGAAGAATATTTAAAAGGACTTAACGACAAACAATACGAAGGTGCTACATGCGTAGATGGTAGAATACGTTTGGTTGCTGGTGCTGGTGCTGGTAAAACAAAAACTCTTACATGCCGCTACGCATATCTGATGAAACATGAGAATGTTAATCCAGATAATATCCTTTGTTTGACTTTCACTAACAAAGCAGCAAATGAGATGCGCCAACGTATTGAAAAAATGATTGGGCATGATTTTGCATCTGAATTTATCTGTACGATTCACAGTTTCTGCGTGAAGGTTTTACGAAAAGATATATATCGCCTTGGTTTTCCGATGTATTTCAACATATTGGATGAAGAAGACAAGAAATTACTCGGTAAAGAAATTATTGATGATATGGGTTACGATAAAAAATCTACCAATGTCAAAAACATACTTGAAAAAATAGAACATTACAAAACGTCACACAGTGAAACATATATTAAAGAGTTTTTCATGCCACGTTCTCTGAACAACATGAAAAGAACCAAAACCATATTGAGCGATGATGAGAAAATTTTTATCAAATACTGTGAGAAACAAATCAAAAATTTCTCGCTTGATTTTGATGATTTGATTTATTTCGCATTACATCTCCTATTAAATTTTGATGATGTTAGAGAATATTGGAGAGATAAATTCCATTACATTATGGTTGATGAAGCACAAGATTGTAACAAACATGACTGGCAGATACTTGAAATACTTGCTTCTAAACATCATAATCTATATATAATTGGTGATGATAATCAATCTATTTATAAATTTAGAGGCAGTGACGTGAAAGGCTTCATTAATTTCAAAAACGATAAAACTATCTTGTTGACACAGAACTACCGTTCAACTAAAAATATTCTTGATGTTGCTAATTCTATCATTAAGAATAATACCGAGCGCGTTGATAAAGATTTGTTCACCGAAAAACAAGGTGGTGTTACTGTTACACATTATCACGGAAATAATATTTTTACCGAATGTAATTACGTTTGTGATGAGATCAGAAGAATAAAACGTGAAGACAGGGCGAACTATAGTGACTTTACTATTCTCTATCGTAATAATGCCATGTCGCGAGAAATAGAACAAGCGTTAATCAAAAAAGGTTTACCATATAAGATTTTTGGCGGTATCCGTTTCTATGAAAGAAAAGAAATCAAAGATGCTATTAGTTTCCTGAAACTAATAAATAATAATGATAACCTTTCATTTAAACGTGTGATAAATGAGCCGTCACGAAAAATAGGTAAAGTATTTATTGAAAAAGTTGAGAAATTTGCTAATGAAAAGAAAATTACGTTATATGAATCTTTGAAACGTTTACTGTCCAGTAAAACGTTAAAAAATGATGATGCTATTGAATTCATTCAAATTATTGACGAAGCAAAAACAAATAAAAATACATCACGTATATCAGATTTACTTAATACTGTATTGAACAATACTGGCTATATGGATATGCTTCGTGAGGATGTTGAAACAGACAGGCTTGACAACTTGAACGAGTTATTGAATAGTATTATTTACTACGAGAGACAGCACGTCGATGAAGAAGATTTGCTTGATAAATTCTTGCAAGATATATCATTATATACTAACACTGATAATGATGATAGTGGCGATGTTGTTAAAGTTATGACAATGCACCAATCAAAAGGATTAGAATTCCCGAATGTGTTTGTAATTAATGTATTTGAAGGTGGAATACCGTCACATAGAGCATGCGAAACTGAAATGCATGATGATGTAACTGGTAGAGAAGAAATAGAAGAGGAACGTAGGCTCATGTATGTAGCGTGTACACGTGCTGAAAAACGTCTTTACTTAACTGAATCTGAAGGATATAGTTGGATGTCTGGTGGGGATAAAATACCATCACGTTTCATTGATGAGATACCAACTAATCTGATTAACTACAAAAAAACAGAATATAGATGGTGAAGAAAATATTAGATTTTTTAAATATACACCCGGACGAAAATCAAAAATGGCTGCTCCTATCAACGTTTTTTTCTGGTTTATTAGTTACATATGCAGCACCAGCAATAACAAAAGCAATTATAACAGCACTGCCAGCAGAATGGATTGCATTTGAATCATTATTTGGCTCACTATCTGGGTTGTTAATTGGTATAATATGGAAAGATAACGTACGAGATAAAGCCATGAAATACTTCATGTGGTTAGCAATATCCGAGTCTTTAATTGGTTTTATACTTGCAATGTTTCTGTGTTTTATACACTATAATGTTTGGGTTTTTGCTATTGTATCACTAGTGTACACATCGTTTATAAGTATTTTTGTTGGCAAGTGTATCATGGCATTTAAACCAAAATTATGGAATGACAAGGCCAGGGAAGTATACGACAATAATTACTCCATAGTTTCTGGTATTGTATGTGTTACTGGATATGGATTAGCGTTAATCGCAATGCCTTCATTACAAGTATCATTGTTTTTATGGGGGTTGTGTTGTATATTAGATGATATTGGTTGGATTTATGTTTATTACAAAAACAGTGACAAAATAAAAGAGTAACGAGCGATTCGTTACTCTTTTATTTATTTATCCAAACAAGTTATTGAATTTCGTCGAAACTAACTGATTGTGGCGTAACAAGTTTGAATTTCATTGAGCCACAGTCCCACAATCTATCGTAGTTATTTTCAAACATAATTTTTGTCTCTGTAATTTCAGAATTAAAGCCTCTATGAACCAATTTATTTTTAGTAAAATTCAAACGATTTAATCTAATAAGATAGTTATTACGCTCTACATAAAAATAGTTTGGCTTTGTTAATTCTACGTAAGTAAACCCACATTTATTATAAACAGTGTTATTTGGGTTTACATCACTTCATCTAACGTCCGA